CAACAGTTTCACATCATTACGAGACTCTAGGGAACGTTTGAATGCACCAGGCATCACATATTCAGTGAACTGACCACCAATAGGGTCACTAGGGCTATTGAATACTGCAGCATAACCTTCAAAGGTCATACCATTTCCGCCTTTGACTTCACGCAACTCAACACGATTAGGGTTGATACGGGTTTCAAAGTTTTTTGCTCGACCCTCAACAGGAACTTGCAAAATAGGTTCAAGTTTACGAACAATCAAATTAGCAGCCTTAACCCATTTATTTGATACAGAGTTTTGTTGCATCATTGGAACACCATTAGGGTTAGTCATTGCACTCTGGGGATTACCAGGGTCTTGAGGGATAATTTCAGGTGCTTTCTCATTACCTTCACCAGTTTGCTGACCTTCAGACACAGCTAAAACATCAATCTCATAATTACGAGCAAAAGAATCACCAACAATAGCACGCAACTGCCACTGCCACTTAGAATGCATATCTTGACGTTCAGCCAAGAAGTTCACAATACCTTGTTCTTCAAGTTCATCAGCACAAGCCAAAGCATGAACAATACATTCACGAACATCCTCATTAGCCATGTAAAGACTGCGACACATTTCTAGTGGGTCTGATGAATCAGTAGGTTCAATTTCATCAGCTGATTCCATAAAGTCAGCAAGTCTAAATGGGGCATCAAAGTTTAGTTTACGAATGGCCTCGCCAATAGGGTCAATCGAACTATCAGCATCTTCATAAATTTTTTGAAAAAACTTGTGATATTCGGCAAAGTTAATTCCTCGAACATTCCAATGAAAACCATGAGCCATAAATTTAAAAGTTACAACATCACCCAAAAGGTCACGAAGTCTCATCTCAAGGTCTTGTTTAGTTTCAGGAACTTCAGGGGCATCCAAAGGATTCTGAGTCATGTATACATCTGGGTTATTTGAAATCATTTCACGTCTCGCTGGTAATTTAGTAGGGTCAATGACAGGAATACCCAGAGACGCATACGCTTCACGAGCACCACCATCGTTATCAATCGCTTCAACTACATCATATTCACTGAGTAACTTTTCAGCAGTTTTTTTCTTAAACTCAACAGCCCTTGCAGTAGACCCTAAATCATTCATTAAAAGTCTGTCATAGTCCATACCTAGTCTACCAAGTTCAGCAACAGTTTTATCTCTTGTTGCTTCCAAACGACCAGTGACTAAATAAATGCCAACTTCTTCTTTTACAACCCAGTCAGCTGTATCGGCAATCAACATACCATTATGAATAATAGTGTCATCAATGTCACAAATTAGAATACGATTATTCGCATCCCCACCATCACGAGAATCAAAACGTTTACTACTCAAACCATTCACCCAACTCTGACCAGCATCTCCACCCCAAGCATCCCAAGCCACACGACCAGGAGACGGATAACCCTTTTCGCCCTGACTAAAACCCTCAGCCTTTTTATCAACCTCATGCCGAGCAAAATAAGCAATCATCTTATTTACAACAGCAGCAGACAAAGTTTTACCAGAAGCAAGCTGTCTAGCCCTAGCCCGACCAACAGAAGTAAAACCATTACCAGCCTTACCCTCACTAATCCACTTCAAAGCACGTCTAGCTGCGACCTGCACACCAGAAGTAGGAGAATAAGAACCATTTTCAACAGCTCGCTGACCAAAGTATTCGCCCAAAGGCTTCATGCCCTCAGACATAGAAACAGCAACCATCTGGTCTATAGCCTCTTGTTTAGAGTTGTGACACGCAACAGTCACAGGGTTACCATCAACCTCTTTGATAACAGCCCATTTACCCTCGCCCTGACAATCAGGTTGCTTGTCTGAAATATAGTAAGGCATTAGTCCTGCTTCTGAATCATTACGCCTAGCCCATATGTGCCAGAACTTGTGCAAGCATATAAAGCATCACCAGGACCTAGTGACATTTGTAAAAAGACTGATGTGTTAATTTCAACAGAAGAACCAGCAGTCAAACCAGGGCCACCAATCCAAATTTTACGACCCGAAACATCTTCCAAATTATGGATAGTAGCCTGTTGAGGCTGAAAATCTGGTGCAACAATTTGAGTAACAGCAGTGCCAATAGAATATGAAGTTTGTGTAATAGCCATTATTTAATCCTAATCTTTATAATGCTGTTGTACCAGCAATAACCGAAACATCATCGAGATACCAATTGTAATCTTGGTCAAATTGAATAACTAAAGTTGTGTTACCTGTGCAAACTACATTTTCTATTTTGTAATAAGTCCAAGTAGTATCATCTCGAACAGGTATAGTCAAAGTCTTAGACGCAGTGCCAGCATAAAAAGTAATTACAGCACCTTGCGTATTACCTACACCACCTAGCCAAAACGATAGTGAATAAGCTTGACCTATCGTTAGTGCATTTGTTTTTGTATATGTAGCATTAGCATTTGTATCTGGATTATCCACAAAAAGACCTGCTGGTGTGGTTTTAAATTTGCTTGTAACTCTACTTACTGCACTGCCAGTCCAGCCTGTAATACTAGCGGAAGTAAATGAAGGATTATCAACTAAATTGATAGGCCCACTAGCGGCTTTCACGCTACCAATTAAACCAGCAACAGCACCCATTATGTCAAACCATTTCCGCTAATCATCCAAGTAGTCGAAGTAATCTTTACAGCAGTCGCCATACCAAATGGTGCAAGGGTTCGTGAACCAGTAGTGCCCGCACTAGCTAAATACATAGTGTCAGTAGTAATAGCAATAGTCATGGTTGCACCTGAACCTGCAATAAACGTCAAAGTTGTTCCTACAGGGAAAGCTAGGTTAGCGTTGGAGTTGATAGTAACTGTGCGAGTTGCTGAAGCATAAATGTGTTTACCCGCATCACCAGCGACACAAGTATATGAACCTGTAGTTGTTGCATTCTGTGGAATTCCCACAAAACCAAAACCTGTAGATGCTGTAGATACTGTCGCATCAGGCACAGCAGTAGCCAAACCAAGAACTGCTGAAGATGAAGTTCCAGAGTTAGTTATAGGTGCTGTTACTGAAATTACTCCGCTAGTACCGTTAGTTCCATTTGTACCAGCTGCACCTGTCGCACCAGTAGCTCCAGTAGCCCCTGTAGCACCATTAGCACCATTTACTACCGTAAAAGTTGATGTAGTAGCATCAGAATAAGTAATTGTGTAAGTATCTGTTGAACCAGCAGCACCCGTGCCAGATGTGCGAGCTATAGAAGAAATACCTTTACCAGTAGCACCAGTAGCTCCAGCAGACCCAGTAGCACCAGTCGCCCCAGTTGCCCCAGTTGCCCCAGTCGCCCCATTAGCTCCGTTATAAACCTGAAAAGTAGAAGTCGTAGCATTTGTATAAGTAATAGTAAAAGTATCAGTAGTTCCTGCAGCACCAGTACCAGAAGTTCTTACTATAGAGCTAATGCCATTACCTGTAGCACCTGTAGCACCAGTAGAACCTGTTGAACCAGTAGCTCCAGTGTCACCTTTAATGCCTTGTGAACCCTGTGGGCCTGTAGCACCCGTAGCCCCAGCAGCTCCCGTAGCACCTGTTGCTCCCGTTGCACCTTGTGGCCCTGTATAAGATACAGCTATCTCCACATTATTTTCAGAAACAGATACAACCGTTTTAGGTTCAATAACAGTTATCCCATAAGTACTCATCGAGTCACCTCTGGTGTAACAATAAATCTGCCCTGTAGAACACGGTCTTTTACACCACTACCAGAAGTAATTTCTAAATCATAAGAATAAAAACCATCTTTTATAGCAGCAGTAGCGGCAGCAGTTATTGTGACCAAAATAGTTCCAGCACTTCCACCCAAAGTAATACCACTAGAACTAGTTAAAGATACTAACGCAGTAGATGAATTATATGCTTCTCTTACTTGCATAGCGGCTGAATAACCAGTCAAATTTAGTAACGAACCATTTACAGTAATCGTAAAAGTTTTATCAAATGTTGCACCCTGTGGGCAAGTAATGTCATAAATTCCTGGGTTAATCATTATGCCTCGTAAATTCCTAGTGGGTTATTAGGGTCAAGATTTTGCAAAGGTTGTAGTTGAACGTTTGGAATACCTGTGTGAGTCATAGAAGGCAAATTCAATGCAGCCAAAACTTCTTCAGGGGCAAAACCAACCTGAATCAACTTGGCAGCCATAGAGGTTTGTTTTTCCTGTGCAACCAAATCTGCTGCAGCCAAATCAACGTTAGCCAAAGGCACACGGTAAACGTCTCCGCCATCAACAGGTGGCATATCTTCTAGACGGTGAATGTCGTTAATGTTCATCCATCCACCCTGAATAGCAATACTGTAACCTTGCATACGAGTAGAGAAGTCTGCACGAATCAAACCATCAATGTTAAACTTGATGAACTCTTGATTAGGTAACAGAGTCGAATAGGCTCGTTCAATCTTTTCAATGTGTGGTCGCAGAGCGTGAGTCACAAAGTCAATCGCAAGTTGTTCAACAGATGCACGGGCTTGTGAACCAGTAGTAACACCCAACATATGTGGAGGGATTTGGAAAGCACGAGCAATATCAAGAACAGCAAACTCACGAGATTCAAGGAACTGATTAGCGTTGTTCTCAGTGCTAGTCTTAATATATTTTGCACCACCCGAAAGAATACCTGTACGGTGTGCACGACGGTAACCACGGTGAGCAGAATCAAACCCTTCAACCAAAGCTTTAGCTTGTTCTTTTTGTAGTGTACCAGGGAACTCAATAATTCCAGCAGTCTGTGTTCCACCACCAAAGAAACGAGCTGCAAAGGATTGCAAGGCAAGACTCAAACCAATGTTCTCTTTAAGAGCATCTACACGACCTTTACCTTTAAGAGCACCAGGCATCATAACGTCTGTGATGTGCAAGATTTCATCAGAACTTAAGTCCTTGCCGTCCTCACCCTGATAATGATAGATTTTGCGGCCATTCTTTCCACGGCTGACATCTACCAATGTTGGGTCGAGGGCGACAAGGTTCACAATTTCTAATGTTTTCTTATCACGGAAAACACGCACATAAGCGTTACCCCAAACAAGTAGGGAAACAACAACTTGCTGCCAATGCCCTTGACCAGTTACAAGGTCTAAATCAGGGCGGTCAATCCAAGCAGGCTTAGGTCTAATGGGTACACGGTTACCATTACGTCGAACAAAACAATCCACAGGCAAAGTAGAGATTGTTCCAGAGATTAGGTTTACTGCAGAATAAAACGCAACACTAGCAAAAGATGAATCGGCTGTGACGTTAGCGCCAGACTCAGACTGCCAAGCCATTGAATCGCCAGCACCCCAAATAGACTGAAACGAAATTACACGCTCTTCGCCTGCACCACTACCTAAACGTCTAAGCATTACTTACTTCTCTCAATAGCCAAACCAAAAATTACTAAACCAGCCCCAGCCAAAATAATGCCCAGTGGAGGATAAATGAGGCCAGCTCCCACAGCAACGACTGTGACACCGACAATTTGGAGAATCGTAGCTACCAACTTGACCACCTAAAAGGAAAAAAATTCGGGAATAATCTGCTCTTCCATTCTACTACTCACAGCACGGTCAAATGCGATAACCGCAGCAACCGCAGCGTCAATCCTTCGATTGGAACTTCTGTTTTCTTTTACGATACGAGGCCCAAGATTATCCATCTTAATTACAGCGTTATCTAAATGTCTTGCAAGTAATGGGTTGCCGTCATGGATTAGACGTTTTTCTTGCACAGCATCATAAAACTTTGCACAAGCGGTCACCATTCGGCGAGCCGATGTGGATGGGTATTCGACAATTGGTAAACCTTCGTCCGCTAAGACCTCCATAGAGCGTTGCCAACGGAACGGGTCACAGTCTATTTCACGCACTTTATAACGGGCACAGAAGTCGCGGATAGCGTTCTCAGCATCCAGAATGTCTACACGCCAACTGTCATCGGCTTCAGCAGGTTTCTCCCAGGCTTTGACCAAATGTATTACAGGCAGTTCATCTTCTTCTACAGGGATAGAGACAGCCACAACTACTGTCGAGTCACCACTGAACGAACCATCGAAGCCGAGGATGTATTCTTTGTCAGGGTCTATCTCTAAGTTATCTTCGCCCAAAGCATCCCAAGTGCCTGTCGGCAACCAAGAGATTTGAGATGACACCCACTGATTGAGTCTTTTGGTGCGAAACTCTGCCTCTGGGGTTCTACGCACGGCTGACTCAAAGTCTGCCTCAGAAACAATGTCACCAAACCCAGGGTTAGCGACCTTCCAAGATTCAGGGTCACGATGGTCTGCGTCAGGGGCAGCTTCCCACCAAGCCATAAAAAAGTTGGCATCTTCAATTTCTCCGCTGGCAACTTTCTTACCATAGTTATATAGCGAGTAACAAACTGAGTCAAAACCTGTGCTGTCAGATTTTACCCCTGCTGTTGTGATAGCAACCAACTGCCCTATCTTGCCACGGTTACCCATAGCCAAAGAGAACACATCAAATAGTTCACGACTCTTGTGAGCGTGCAACTCGTCCATAATCACACGACTAGGGTTCAAACCTTCCTTAGAGTAAGCCTCAGCCGAAACAACCTTAAACACTGAGTTAGTGGAAGGCACATAAATGCTGTCCTTATAGACTTGCACCAACTCTGAGAGTTCGCTGTTCTCAACCATACGCTTAGCTTCCCCAAACACGATACGAGCCTGTTCTTTTTCTGCAGCAACCGCAATAACTTCGCCACCATTGATACCCTCAGCCAGTAACGAATAAAGGCCAATAGCTGCAGACGACAAAGCCGACTTACCATTCTTACGAGGCATCCCAATCAGGGCGGTCTGTGCAACCAACCCACCATTCTCGTCACGAGCATACAAATGCTTCAGTAGTTCCCGCTGCCACGTACGCAACCTCAAAGCCTCACCAGCCCGACCAGCAATCCCATCCTTACCAATCGAACCAAACAGTTCCGAAAAGTCTGCAGCAAACTCCCCATCACCCAACTCAATAAACTTTGAGTCTACAGGCGTAAGGTGAGCTGGAGGCCAGCTATCAATCACGGTTAGCCTTCTTAGCCAACAACTCTTCCAACTTGCTCTTAGTCTTAGCCGACACCAAACCCAAACGGGTTCGGTCAGCAGGCGTAAACCCAAGCAAACTCAAACTAGAGATAACCGACTTTTCAACATCAAACAAAGACATAGACACCGCACGGTCAGTCGGGTCAGCATCCCACAACTCACGCAAACGCTCACGGCGGTCAAGCTGCTCACACACCATCTGCACCAACTGAGTATCAGTGCGAATACTTATCCACAACTCCCCAGCCCCAAAGATAGTATCCCAAAACTGTTTACCCACAACACCCAAAGGACGCAAAGGCTCAGTGTAACCATACTCCAAAGGAGCAATAGCATCATTAACTTTAATCTTATGCTGGCCTGGATTGCCTTGAAGAATCTTCAGCTCAGCAGGTTTCGGAGGATTTCCCATAGCCCTAGCATAGCAGGGTCAAGGCTTTTCAACCTCCGATAGGTGCAAAGTGTAGATC